CTATATTAATAGAAACGCCTGTTATAACAGGTCCTGTTCTTGTAGATTCGTTAATAAGATAACCATCTTTTCCAGATGCTAAGTATGATCCTCCATATTTATTGCTTGTAACACTATTTCCTCCTATTGATGCAACTGGATCATCATCTTCTATATTATCATATGCATTTAATACTACATTTGCAATCTTTCCTAACATGAAATCTAAACCTTTTGTTGTACGATTTAGCTTTCCGGCCATGGATCTTGCTGTTAATTCTTTTCTTAACGCTGAATTTATTTGTGAATAAAATACATCTGACATAACTATATTAATTCTTCTATTACATCTTTTGGTGGTATTCTTAATCTTGTATTAGTACCTTTTCCAATATTGTTAGCAGCTGCTATAGCCCACCAATAATATTCATCATCATAAAATTGTTTTGCTAATTGATCTAATCGTTCAACTGATGTAGTTATAATATATATATCTGCATCTGATGTTGGAATTGTAGATATATAGCTAGAAGCAAATCTTCTTTTTCCAGAAGGAGTTTTAATTACTGATATGTTTTTGTATCTGCTCATAATTTATATTTAATCATAATTTTCTCTGACGGATGTGCTCCTATAAAGCTTTATCTTTTTCGTATAAGTTCTATTCAGAGTCTGTTCCGGAGGTTAAATTATTTACAGAAACATCCTCTTTATCTTTTCTTTTAAACAATGTCTTTTTCTTGGATTTAGTTTTTGATTTATCTCTTTTTAATTTGCCAATTAATTCATTGATAGATCCTTCATCAAATTCTGTATTTGTAGTTGCAATAGAATCACTCAACCAATCTCTATTTCCTGATCTAGGCTGACCGTTGGCATCAAATGATTTAGCTAACGTATAGAATCTTCCTCCTTTTTGTGGTAGATAATCGGTAATTAAGAATCCGGATAAAGTAACATCAATCTTTTTAGGTACTTCCATATTAGTTGGATCTTTTTCAATATTAATTTCCCATGTTGTGTCAGCATCTTGAAAGGTATAAAAAATACTATTTATTGCAATTGGCTGATGAACTAATAAATCTCCAACAGTTATTCTCATATATGGAGCTTTCATTACTAACGTATCATTTGAATATTCTGGTGCTGTATAACTTGCAAGATAATTTAATTTTCTGTATATTGGCTTTAATTCATCACGATGTGAAGCATATATAGTAAAGTTTAAATCAAAATTTCTTGAAAATCCTTGATATGTATAACTTGGATCTGCTCTTCCTATAAATTGTACCGGGCTCCAATTTGCTGAAAATGTGTCTGTCAATGAACTAATAATAGCTCTAAACACAATAACATCATCTTGCTCATTGGAATTTGCATGCATTTTAGGTCCAGTAAAATAAAATTTTATAAGATCTGATGTTTGTCCTACCCCTAATGAATCTAAAGCTTTTCCTAATATTTCAGATTGATTAATAAGATTTTTTACTAATCCATTTGGTTTCCATTGATATATATTATTTTTTCCACGCTGTCCAAAATCTATAACTGAAACTTTATCTCCTGTAAATTCTTTAACACGTTCCAATGGATTTATTGTTTGTTGCCAAGCTCCTCGATTTAAATTAACAACTTTTTGACCTTTTTTAAATGTATTGTTTAAATTTATTGATCCTCCTACTAATCCATTCCATGTTGTAGCAACTTCTGATCTTGCGGTAAAATCTAGATCTGGTTCTGATTTTGTGTCTGGAAATCCGTATGTAGATTCTATATTAAAAATAGGATATGCTCCTCCAGGAGATTGAGATGATGCAAGTGAATAGGCAGCTGCTCTAGCACTACCTCTTGCAGCTGCTGCAGCACCATGTATAAATGTTTTATTTGTAAATCGTTTTCTATAGTCTTGAAATGTAGGATTACCTGGTAAATTTGGATCTTGTGTTAATTCTGAAAATGGCAATGTTTCATAATGATTTAATTTTTTTAATCCATCTAATATACTATTACTACCAAGTAATGTTGAAGCAGCTGAAACTTTTCTGTTTGTTAAATCAATTTGATCAAAATTTGATTCTAGACCTTTAAAACTTTCTGCAGCTACTAATTGAGCATCCTCCGGTGATAAAGATGAATTTAATTCAATTGTTTCGCTAGTATACTTATTAGCAGAAGCAATATTATTGGAAACTTGACTTGTATTGACGTTGCCTTGAACAATAAAATCATTGAATGAAGGAGATGGTATTCCTACTCCAGATTGATTTGCTGGCCTTTGATATGAATTAAAAGTTGCTGTTGATGATTGATTTGCTGGCCTTTGATATGAATTAAAAGTTGTTGTTGATGATTGATCAGTATTAACAGAATATGGTATGTCAAAAATACCAGTTGCTGATTGATCGGTATTAATAGAATATGGTATGTCAAAAATACCAGTACTGGATTGATTGTTATTAACAGAATATGGTACAGCTGGCGTTCCTTTTCCTGATTGATCGGTATTAACTGTGTATATTACATTTGGCGTTCCAGTAGCACTTTGTCCTAAATCTATAGAATATAAAACACTAGGAATTCCAGTAGCACTTTGACCCAAGTCAATTGTATATGGTTTAATTTTTTCAGGTGATGTAGATATTTCTAATGTTGGATCATATATTGGATTTAAATTGAATTTAGTTATAAATCCATCTCCATTTGGATTAGGTGTATATTGTTTACTTATGTCATAAAAATTTGCCATATCTTAATTCTATGTTAATCTATTTCCTTCTGCTAATTGTATTGATGTCAATATAGCATCACCATCAAATTTATTTATAACATTGAATTGCATTCCTTTTAATGCATCTACTATAGCTTTCGAACCTCCTCCATTTGATGCCATTTGATTGTTCGGAGTGATAGTTCCAGCACTAGATGGAGTAAATATTTCTGGTCCGACTTCTCCGACCACATATGATGTTCCAGCTGCTACTGGTCCGCCAAATCTTTTCTGTGGGTTTCCACCAGCTGCAGCTCCTGAAGTAACTTCTGCAACTGAACCTTTCAATAATTCTGATGCAAATTTAATATCACTAGATATAAATAATGTGTCGACAGCTAATTTTCCTACACCGCCTGGGCCTTCAAAAAAGTCAATCAAAGTGTCTTTAAATGTATTAGCTGCTTTAACAATATCGCCGGCTACAAAAGTTGCTTCTGATGCTGCTACTAAGTTTGCTTGATCTTGTGCGGTACCTCTTTTTACTCGTTCAGTTGTGGTCTGCAGACCTATCTTATCAAGCATAGCTAAATCTTCTGTTGAAAGTTCTGTTGCTTCGCCTTTATTATCTGCAATTCTTGCTAATTCTTTTTGCTTTTTTAAAACTTTTGCTAATACCGACTCTTCAACACCCATAGCATCAGCTGCAGCTTTTCTTAACATGAAATTTGTTTTTAATTGATCTCCATGAGTTGCAATAACATCATTAATGATTTCTAGTTGTTTTGCTGCATCGCCTTCGATTGTTGCTTTTGCCATAGATGCAGCTATGTTTTTATTAGTTTGAGTTTCAAATTTCTTTCCAGCAAACATTTGAAACTTAACAGAAGCTTCTGTTTGTTTCTGAACATCTAAAAATCCTTCGCCAGACTTTTGTAAATCATTTAATGTTAATCCTAAACGTTTTGCTTCTAACACAGTTTTTACTAGTTCTTTTTTACCCATACGACTAAACTGTGCTACTATATCATCTGATAATTTGCTAATTTCTTCGAAGAAATCTTGAAATCCTCCTTGATATCTAAATCCACCTTCGCCTTTTGCAAAATCTGTAGCTATTTGTCCGTATTCTTTAAGAGATGGTATTAATTCTCCGTTTTGTAAATTTGTTAATGTACGAAATGCATTTGCTGAATTTTCGTCTAGTTTTAATCTGTCACGAAGTACTTCATTTAATTGTACTTGTGTTTTGAAATATTTTGTATTTCCTTCGATAAGTTTTGCAGTACCAGGAAGAAAATTTTGTAATTCTCCAATATATTGTTTTGCAGTAGTACGATTAACACCCATTTGGATCTCAAGTCCGTCTAAACTTCTTGCAAATGCTATTGCTTCGTCTGTATTTAGTTTTAATGATTTTTGTACTCCTAATGCTCGCTCTTCTAGAATATTAAATCTATCAGCTGTTTTAAGTGTTGCACTTTCTAATGCATTAAGTAATTGAATTTTTTTGTCTAATTCTCTGTTATTAATTCCTAATGATTTATTTAAATTTTCAAGATTGTCTTTAAATGATTTTTCTGCTTTATTTACTGCTTGTTGTCCAGGATCTACAGGCTCGGTACCTTTTCCTTGTTTAGGAAGTAACTTTAATATTGATATAGTTTCATGAATATTCATTAACAGATTCTTTTTAATAAATATTTAAAACGGACCTTTTTCGATATGTTTTTTACTTTTATTAGAAGTTGAAACGCTTTTACTAGCTATTTCATTTTTTTTCTCTATTATTTGATTTAATTTGTTTGTATAGAATTTTCTTAGATATACTGGCATATTATATATAGTATCCCAAGACCATCTGCCTTCTCCTAACCAAATCAAATCAAAAATATGATCATGTAATTTTGGTTTATCAATCGGTTTTAGGCCAAAGAAGTTCTGGTCCAAATTGAAACCCGGCAATAAAGGTGCCTCCATCCTCACCTTCAAACTCATATTCTTTTAAAATAGCTGGTGCATTATCTGATACATATTTTTGAAATTTTCTAGATTCTGCTAATGGAAATTTATATTTTAAAAATTCATCAATTTCTTCAGAAGTACGCTTTCCGTCTACTTCACGAATTGTACGTAGCAAAAATGAAGATATTAATCTATCATCGCTAGTATCTTTGTCTGGTTTTAAACAATATGAAAATTTAATAACTGAATTATCAGAACAATTAAAACTAGACTCTCCGTTTTCATCGGTAGCTAAATCAAAATCTTTGTATTGTACTTTTGTTAAGTCAATTGTTCTATTTATTACATTGTTAGTATTTGGATCTGTAACAGTTACAGGATAATCGCTTCCATATGATAAAATTCTTGATGTTAATATAATAGCTTCAACGTCACAACTTGCTAATTCTGAAACATTAATATCTTCTATTGTAATAGATTCTATTAATTTATCTAACACAATTGCTTCACGAATATATGATAAATTTGTTAATATATCTTCATCATATGCAGTCATATGACGTATTTCAATTACTCCTGATCTTAATACATGATCTTTTGGATATATTTTACCTTGAGATGGTAATTGTACTAATTCTGTTGGAATAGATGATTTTTTCTTTTCAACGTATTTTTCTTTTGCTAAATTAATTAAATTTTTGTCATCATAACGATCTGTTACTTTTGCCATAAAAAACTCCTTTTAATAACTTTATTATAAATATATATTATCTAGAAAAGTAAAGAATATACATAACAGTAGTTCCTAATGCTGCACCCCACCAAGAAGAAACTTGATTTTTTTCAGATCTAGATAATCGATACCCAGTTCTTTTTTCTAAACTCCAGTTTTTATTTGCTTTAGGCTTTACATATGTAAATACAATTGATGGAACTGCAGTAAATGCTAATGATGAAACTTTTGGATTTCTAGTTAAACCTCTTGTATTATAATAAGTATAAAAATAAGAACTAAAAAATCCTATTGTAAATGGTATTCCTGGAATATGATCTTGGTATCCTTTTGTTCTACCCATTACATAATCATTCATTTGTATTGTAGTGAATGGTTGTTCTTTTTCTTTATATAATATAGATAATTTATTATTTTGTTTATATCCAAATACAAATTCTGTTGATATATCTTTTAGAAAATTATTTTTATTATATAATATAATATTATTATCAGCAAATACTATTTTTCCAATAATTGGTTTTTCTTCAAATCGAAAGATAGTATCTTGACAAAATACATTAAAAGTTAATAATAATAAAAATGTAATAAATATACGATTCATATGTTACCTAAGTTATAAGTGTAACAGTATGAAATTGAATAGACTCTTTATAATAAATATTTTTGTACAGTAAAAATGGGAGCAATAAACTCCCATTATTTGAAAAAATTAATACTTTAATACTGCATAGTCATAAGATAATGTCAAAGAAATTTCTACCGCAGCTTCATTTGACCAATCCATATCCCCAAAAGATGCATCATTAATATATGCTCCTACTAATTCCCATTCTTCTATTTTTTCACCAGTTGGTGATAAAGAATAAAAAGTAATATTTCTTTTGTATTTTGCAGCACCTGTTGCATATCCATCTCTACCAGTTAATGATTCATGATGATTTCTTACCCAATTCATTACTGCTTGAGCTCCTGATGGAACTATTGCATCATATAATGTTATAGTAAGATCTTGCCATCTTGTTTTACCTTTAACTTTTCTTTCAACGTTAATATGATCTAATACTACATTACCGTTATTTACACTTGGTCTTCCGGAAGCTTTAATTAAATGAGATGGAATATCTTCAAATTCCATGATAAATCGATTGGTCATTTTTGGTTCCCAATCAAACGCTTTAGCAAATAAGTCGGTGTAATCGACGCCGGCTAAATTTTGGTTTAATTGAGTTTGACCTTGATTTGGTAATTCTTTAAGTAAATCTATGTTTATTGACATTTTATATCCTATTTTATATAAATATATTCATTTCTAAAAATTAATCAGGAAATGAAGCACCAGTTGGTTGAATAGTAAAGTCTAACACAATAAATTCTGCAGTTCTGGTTGGTTGTAAGAATAATTGTCCTACTAAAAAGTTTTGATCAATTACATCTGGTGTATTATTTGTTTCATCCATAATTACACGGAATGCACTTAAACCTGATTGAGCTACTACATCTTGCAAATAAGGATTTACTATTTGTAAAAATCTATTTCTTGTTGATGCAGTATTTTGTTCAAATACTAAAAATCTAGTAGCAGAAGCAATAAATTTCTTAACGGTGATTAATAATCTTCTAACATTAACTCTATCTAATGCAGATGGTAATGCTTGTAATGTTTTTTGTCCCCAAATACATACTCCTTCATTTGGAAAATTAGCAATTGGATTAATTCTATTTTCATATAATTCATCTCTATCAGATTGAGATAATCTTATATATGTTTTAGATACCATTGATAATCCACCCCTATTTAATCCTGCAGGAGCAAACCATGGATGTGCAATTCTATCTGTAAATGATAATACGCTTGGAACAACAACTGATGGTGGTACCCATAATGATTTAGGTGCACCAGCTGGTTGTGCTAAGACCCATGGATAATATGTTGCTGCATAACTTGAATCCAATGTTTTAACAGTATTTTTAGCTGTGCTAATGTTACTTGTTTTTCCAACAGGATCCATTACATAAAAAGCATCTGCTCTTGTTTCACATAATAATATACCAGCATTAGTTACAGAAGGATGTAATTCATGAACTACCCCTGGTGTTATTAACATATTGAAATCATATTGATCTGTATTTGATAATGTATTAAATGCATTTTTATATGCAGTTGTACCAGATTTTCCGTCAGCTGAACAATCAAATCCAAATGCATTCGTAGACGAAATATTTTCTCCAGAATATTTTGGTAGATTTGGTCTAGC